TTACTCCTGTGTTTTTTCTGTGATTCCAACGCCGAAATTACCGCAAAGATCCACCAAATCACTATATGAACATTCTATAGTGAACTTATGTTTTCTGAGCTCAAAATTAACAAGCACTTGGGAAGCAGAACAACCGTACTGCTCTGCCACTTTCTGTTTGGCTGCGCGCGCGTCTCTGTGTGGAGTCTCAAACTCAAATGCCTTTGCCTCGCCCTCTACCATGGCAAAGCCAGTGACTTTGTATTCGTTGCAAACGCAAGTGATACCTTTGTTGTTCTTCATGATTCCTCCAAAAACTGTTGTGTAAGGCCTCATTGCCTTACGCCTCTATATTACCCATCTCGCGACAAACTAATCATGAGACTTTTTGCGTCTCTGTGTACGCACATCATGCGCACACATTTCTAACTCACACTGCCAACGTCTGAGCTCGCGCTCCTCACGGCGTATCTTACGCACGATATACGCCGTGTAAGCGCGTACAAGCCCATATAACGCGCCTAAAATCGCTGTGCCTAGCACTACTAGGCACAGCCTCCTATCATCCATCTACGGCGCACTCAAGCGCCTTGTCGCTATAGTTTAATAAACTATCGCGATATACGTAAACGGTTGAGTCGTGTTCACACCTAGCGCCTGCGCCTCGGGCCACAAGCTCGCGGATAATATGCACAGGCATGTATGGGTGCGGATTCCGGCCACGGGCACGCTCACCTAGATACCTGCATAGGTGGCGTGTAGTTGTGCTACTTATATGTGTAGCACCGTAGCGAAGCCAGAAATGAATTTCGGTACCGATAGCTGCGCTTATGCAAATCTCTGTTTCGTAGCTATAGAAAACCTCATGCAAAACTGGCTTCTCATACTGATAAACCCAAGCCTTACATGCATGAAACTGATGTGAGTACATCATATCTTTACCACATCCTGCCACTCACTAACATAAGGCCTGTTAGCGTCGCCAGTCGGCGTGACTTTCCAGCAGGCTTTATTAGCAAAGATATCGTCGTTAATCCACCGAGCGAACACACAACCATCTACGCGTTGCTCGATGAGAACGCGCAGCTTTCCGATGCAAAAAATCGCACGGCCTCCTATACCAACACACCAAAATATGCGATATCTCCTATCGCACGAGTAGTACTTTAACCACGTCTCGTTGAATTCAACCCAATCTATATCTTCCAGTCGCTTGCCTATGCGTATAATCGTATAGGCAACTTGCAAAGGGGTATATTGACTAATTGCCATACTTTTAGTTCCAATCTCTGGAGCTGGTAGGCACGCATGCCTACCAGCTATAACGGGCTTACACAACTAGATGCGACGCACAATCCAAACCCAAACGGGAACGGTTTCGCGTACCTCAAGCACGACGGCCAAAGCGTTCTGGCTCACCTCGCGACTTACCTCATGAACAAAGTCGATCAAGTCACCTGCGTACGCATAAAGATGAGCGTTGAACCTATACAGCTCATCGTCGTTCTTAATCAAAGCGTAACGCGTTGTGTTAAAGTCTTGCTCTTTGCAGGCATTCTCCAAACTGGAACGCAGCTCTTTGATATTGCATTCGTGAACGCAAGAACCATTTTCAAACGTAACGTCAAGCATACTCATTATTGGCCTCCTATAGCCTCGTGGCGCGGGACCTTTGCCCTCGCTCTATAACTAATATAGCCATTTCGCCACACAGCAACACGCTGATTTTCAAATTCACAATTCGCACACAAACCGGTCGGCACGCAGGTTGAGAACTAACGTTCTATCAATCGAACAACCGCTCTACGCAAGAAATCACAAATAACACACAATAATCTCCACAACATCTCTAGACAAAATACCACAAAATAAACACACCACAATCCAAAACAAACTCCACAAAAACCACATACGGCTCCCTATAGAACTATTGTTCTATCACCAAACGCCCGTTCTAGCCACCCTAAAAAGTTAACTTCATCTAACACCGAAATGCTACTAAGTTGATCCCATTGATCACAATGCCACACACGCCTCCACACAACATACACACGCGCACGCGTATACGCGCCGCTGGCCTCGGAAGCCTCCCGCTAAGTCGGCAAGCTCGCCCACACATCGAGCGCGTAAAATAAGTCTGACGTCAAAATGAGAAGTCGGACGTCTCGAAAACGAGATGAGACGTCCGACCAAATCAAAAATTCAAATTCGCCGACCAAAAATCTGGTCCCGAGATTCTACCGCAACATCCTGTTGACCATGCGCTGCACCTTCAGGTATCTCCCATTCAGGATATATCGACGCTCCTCTCCGTCTCCCATCTCGGCATTGACTACCGCCTCAGCCAAATTCCTGTCATCAGAGTACAGCAACTGGTTAACGCAGTCCTGCACACCGTCGTATCTGTCACCTAGTCGCTCTCGCCTCTCGTCACCGTTGCCGTACTCGCCATCAATGACCTGCCTCGCGACGCGCCAGTCGTTGTCATCCAATTCACGCGACGCGTCATCACCCGGCACGTCACCAGATACACCGTAACCAGGGTCAGCGTACCTACGCCACGCCTCCCTGTCGCCATAGAACACGTTCGCGTCAACGCTCATGCCGCCCATGTTCAGGCAGTCGGTGAACTGCCACGCCGCAAGCTCCCATCCGCTCACGTTATACGGACAACCTGGGTTATCGGGAAAGTCGGTCATCCTGCGCGGGTATCCTGCAACCCAGAGTCCGCAGTTCTCCGCCACGAAGTCGGAATACACGTTCCTGAGGTTGTACGCGCTCGTATAGAGCCAAGGCCACACACCCGTGAGGTCATGGTATTCGGCCATGAAGTTCCTCACGAACTCGGCAGACTGGCCAGTCTCCAGGTCGAGAACTGGGATACCCTTCCTATTGTAGCCCTCCGTCTGCTCGTGGAAGAACCGTGCCTCAGCACGCGAGTCGTTCCGTCTCGCGAAGTGGTAGAAGCCGAACGGTATGTCCAGCCGAATGGCGTCCTGTACGAATCCGTCACAACTCTTGTCTACGAATCCGATACCCTCAGTCGCCTTCACGATAACGAACTCGGGCCTCGTGTCTTCGAGGGAGAATCCGCGCTTCCAGTTGCTGATGTCAATTCCGTTCATCATGACGCAAACTCCAATCTAGTTGTTCTGGAACACAGTTGTAACTAATATCTCCGGCGCGGAATCGTTCATGCGCGTGAGCGTCGGCGTCAGCTTGTACGCGTTGTTGTACGTAACGGTAATGGTCGAGTCATCGTTGAACCTGTAGTCCAGCGACACTATTATCGCGTTTGTGCCGTCACTTATCAGGACGCAGTTGTCCGTGTTCGATATCTTAGGCGTTATAGTCAGCACTCCCTTGTTGGCTGACACACCAGGTATCGAGACGCGGCATATCATGCGTCGCGCTATCCCGACTGTTAACGTACCTCCCTTCGTGAGCTTGTGGTCCGTCGTATATATGGTGGGAATGGCGGTTCTTGGCTGTGCCATCCGCTTGTACGTGATGTACGTTCCATATACGTGGATATCGTCACTGTCATTTATGTCATTGTCAATTGCCTTGTTCAGGTACATGACGGTTGAGTTCTCGTCAACGTACAGCGAGGCGTACTTTGCCGGCTTGTCCGTGACCAGCAACCTCGTGTCGTTCAGGACTCCGTTGCTCTGCTTGAAGTACGCGGAACAGTTCGTAACGTCGTGAGGGTTGCCACGCACGTTGACGTAATGTGAGCCTGTGACGTTTGCCTGCGATACGTAGAACGTCGAGTTCGTCGCGTGCAGCGACATGACGTTCGCGCGGTTCAGGTAGAGGTTCACGTCAGACTTGAGTATGTATATGTACTCGCTTCGCGAGGAGTCCACTACGTCCACCGTTATGTCGGTGACGTTGTTCTTGTTGGCGCGAGCGGCTATAAGTGCCTCCGCTATGTACGTGAACGGGAAGTACTTGCCACCAGTCGGGTTGAACGTTCTCGCGTTCTGGTTCACGTGATACGTGTATTTGCTCGTGAACTCTGTACGTAGGTCCGTGTGCATCGACGTTATTCCGTCGTTGTTGGTCGAGGCCTGGAAGAACTGGATAGCGGTGTACGTCTTCGGGTAGTATATTCCGGCCACGAGGTACATTGTATCGTCGCTCACGAAGTTGAGACACTCAATCTCACCCGTGAACGTGCTTCCCTGATACTCACCGATGTTGTAGACCTTAGTCACCTTACCGTCGGTCAGCGAGTAACACGCCAGTAGCGTCTCGTTACCATGAATCGTATAGAAGAGGCCATTGTGCACGGAGCCGCCGTTGCGATTGACGCGGGTCTTGTAGTTCATTGAGTGCTTCACGAATATCTCGCGCTCGAATTCGAAGTCCTCGCTCAGCTCGTATATGTTCGTGTCGTTGCCAACCATGGCGTAGAACTTGTTGACAGCACCATCATAGCCAATCGCGAAGACTTGCCTGGCGTTAGGCAGTCCGGTGATGTTACGCCTCGTGATTGAGTTCGTGTCAACGTCATATATGATGACGTCGAACCTGTCGCCTCCGGTGTCGAACGCCGGCAGGAACACAACCTTGCGCCCATACACGCACGCGCCGTTCATGTGACCTGCGTTGCGCACCAATATGGCGTCCTCGATACCTCCAGAGGTCATGCTTATCTTTAGCACGTATGCGTTGTTGACCTTGGTGTTGATGAGCGCGACGTAGTAGTAGCTGTCGAGGTAGCATCCTGCCTGTATCGACGTGTATCCCTCCTGGTAGTACGACGTGTCGTTGAGCACCGTACGACCTATCGGATTCAGCGCAAGGCGCTTGCCGTTCGAGTTCGCCATTCTGGTTATAGAGTCGGTGTTGGCCTGAATCCTGTCCGAGAACTTGCCGACCTCCTTGCGGTATGACTCTACCTGCGCGTTGTAGTTGCCAGTCGGCGCCCAATAGCGCTCGTCAGTGAGCTTGACTCCTGTCGGCACGGACTGCTTGCTCGTGTAGGACGCGCCCTCATGCGTCACTATCGTGAGCGGCTCATACGTGCGCGTCGAGTTCCACTCGCTAGGCTCAGCGAACACAGGTACATACCTGGAGCCGATGTATTGCGTCACTCCCATACAATTATCCTCTCGATATCAGTGACCATGATATGGACACGTTGTCTATCTTTCCACTCGTCATATTGTCAACCCTCACAACGGCTTGCGTCGTGGACACCTGGGCGAGCGTGCATGCGAGCACGTTCGTCTGGCACACTACCGAACACACGAGTATAGGAACCGTCGCCTTCGGTGAGGCGTACGTTATCGTAACGTCTGCATGCGAGCTAGCCTCAACCGAGAATGAAGGCGTGAGTCCGCACTCAAGCAAAGGCAGTGAGTCAAGCTTGCCCAGCTGCGTAAGTATCGTCGTGTCAAGCTTAGTGGGACCAACCGCGCCTTCTTTGATATCCTCGGTCTTGATCGGGAACCTCCCCTCAAGCGCGGTGTCATTGGCCTTCCTCTCCGTCACCTCAGTAGCCAGGTCTGACGTCAATTTCGTGTCCGCCGACTCGCGAGCCGTCCTCTCGTCCGCAAGGTCTGTCGTTAGTCGCTCGCTGTCAGACTTGCGCGCGTTAACCTCGTCGGTGAGGTCTGCGGTAAGCTTTCCCTCCGCAGCCTCAGCCCGTGCCTGCTCTGCCTCCACCTTTCCCTTGAACTCGTTGATTCCAGCTATTCGCTCGCTTGTCTCCTGCTCAAGATACTTCGTGAGGTCACCGTTGAGGTAGTCCACCACGGCAACCTCGCCCTCGCGCATGGGCTGCGCCTTGTCTATCCTCTTCAACGTCATGCTAGGCATTATATGTTCCCTTCAGCACGAGGTACTGGCTTGTCCAAGTTAGTGTACAGCGTGTCGAACGTCGAGTCGGTGCGCCTCGCGTTCACCTCCAGGTCCGCTATCAGCTTGGAAAGCTCAGGTGACTGGGATAGGCTGTATGAGTACGTGTTGTCGATGGCGTTGCCCTCTGCGTCGAAACGCAGCACGAGGCGTCCGTAGTCCGTCCTTCCGTACACGGTACCCGTGTCGAACGTTATCTCCCTCCATGAGTCTGGCACATATGCCACGAAGTAGCCGTCATCGTTGAGTCCGAAATAGACTTGCTTTACCGCTGCGCTCATGAGTTCGCGCATGTGGGTTTGTATCCACTCGTATATCTGGTTAATGTAATACTTGAGCAAGCCGCCATCTTTCAGTTGTTGCAACTCGCGCTTGAGCTTCTCCACCTCCTCGTGGGTCACGTTTATGTTCCTACCGAGCATATTCGCGTAGTTGACAAGCTTGTCTATCTCATAACAGATGTGCTTTATGCGCTGTTCGGCTGAGTACACATCCCAGTAGAACTGGGGAAGCGTTGGCGTGAACGCGGTGAAACCGCAGTATGGCACAATCCTCAGGTCACACGGACTGCCACATACTCGTGAATCCTCACATGACATCGTCCACATCCTTCCTCAAGTCGAACAGCTTGGTTCCCCCGAACTCAGGATACACCTTACGCACGTTCTCAAGTACGGAGGTAAGCTCCATCACGATGATGTAAAGGCACACGACCTCGGTTGACGGTATGGTTATGTTGGCGCCAGACACGTGGGACAGACCGACTCCTAGGATGTACGATATGGCGATTATCAGGAACATGAGTACCTTATGCCCCAGTCCCTCGCGCATTATCGAGCTGTCCACGTCGTGTCGTATCAGCGCACCAACGAAGCCCACCATAACGTCGGCAATCATCATCACACACGCAAGAAGTATGGCCCATGTCTGTGAGTCCGTCAACATCGGCCACTCAATAGCAGGTATCATTGATTCCTCCCTAGTATGCGTTCACGTTCACAGTGAACAGACACGAGAACAGCGAACTCATGTCATCAATAACCATCATGTCCACGTCGCTGTAGTCGCGGACCCTCTCGGCAGTCTCTATGAAGTCCGCCTGATGGATACGTTGGAACTCCCTGTCATTTCCGCTCGACGCGTAGTCACCGTTGTTACCGCTCAGCTGAGTCTGCGGGAAGTCGCTGTATATTACGCGTCCCTTGTACCACTCGGACACTCCGCCGTACAGCTCTGGCGTCTGGTCGAGAAGCTTGTAGAGCAGGACGTATTTCGGCATTATCTCCCTCATCTTGCGTATGAACTCGTGCTTCCACCTGCCAGGAGGAGTTAGAGCTATCTCACGGTACCTGTAATGGTCGAACAGCTTCCACCTGAGTCTTGAGTCCTGCTTGTCGTCGAACTTGGGCCACTCCCAACCTGTGAAGCTAGAATCACAGAATTTGGCGTCGTAAAGCTCCACCAGCATTATCGACACCACGGCGTGATAGTCTGGGTGAGTGCACTCAGCATCGTAGTCGAACGCTCCCACAGGCCATGATATCACTTTCCCACCTCCTTTGCCTGCTTGATGTTATGCGTTATGTTCCAGTTATCCGACTCGTTGTCATGTCTGAGAACAACCTCAATCGGCTTCTCAAGATATGCGCCGAATCGTGTGTTCAGCTCCTTAGCGGCACGACGCCGTTCGTTGAGAGAACTCATGAGCACTAGAGTTGACGGTTGTTTCTGTGCCTCAATCTCGTCTTCGGTCATGCGCTCCTGCTTTATCGTGGAGTTACGTATTCCCAGCATCGTGTAGACGTTGTTCCACACGTTCCTCTCGTCAAGCGCCAGCTCCTCGCCGATGAACTTTACACCAGTTGACATGGCCTCGTACCTTATCGAGTCTATGTCATCGGTGCCTATTATGGCAGGCTCCCCGCCTGCAACCTGCTTGAACATGTTTATCATGTCCTGGTATCTCTCCTGCGGTCCCTTCATAATGAACGGTATCTGTTGGTGCAGCCTGTTCATGTTGCGCGTCATGCGAACGTGTGTCAGCTCGCTCGCATACAGCATTATTCCAGTCATTATCGGGCGTCTCGTCTCGTTGTCGAATATCACGACTCCCTGTTGCCTGTCACACGAGTAGCGAGTCCCGTTCTGTCCTATCGCCAACCAACGGTTTGGCCTGTCGTACATGTTAGGCCTGCCCTGTGGCGCGCATTGGAGTGACAGGAACGTACCTCTCATCTTGTTGGGATACGCTATCGACGCGCAACCCTGTAGCGCCAGTGTCATCTCCAGGTAACGCTCGTCACACGTCGTGGGTAGATTCAACCAGCGAAAGCGAGATATCGCCATCTTGAGCATCATGTCGATGTAGAAGTGATACGCCATGTCGTTGGCAGTGGCCGACTGCCACTGCATGAGGTTTCCCCTCTTGTCGAGGTTCCATGCCGTCGGCGCGTCAGCGCCATACATATACTGGTTAGAACTGCAACGCCTCTTGCCACCACGTCTGCTCATGAGGTTCCCCCAATCGCGTTCACATCCTCTATTGTAACAGGCCTGACGGCTCTTGACAACAGCCGGTCATACAGCCTCGTCGAGGCCTCCAGCGCCTCCCTGTGCAGCTCGACCATGGAGTTCATCGCGACTATGTTGGCTTGCTGTTGTGCCCTCGTTATCTCGTCTCGCCTGGCTAGGTCACACTTGAAGTCTATTATGGACCGGATCTCCTTGTCGCTCATGCCCTGATATGTGGTTAGCGACAGCAACTCGCCTATGGAGCGAGGCTGAGTAATCTCCACTGGTGTGTCCTCAGTTGTCATACACGCTCACCTTCCCTATCTTGTCGGGGTCACGCCACACCGTGACTCCCCTTCTCAGTATGTCACCTATCGCGTCACCAACCGCGGAGCCAGCCACGTCCCTTACGTCAACCCATACGTCGCTTGCCTTCCAGTACGTGAAGTTGCGCATGAGGTTCAGGTCACTAACCTTCCACGCCTGGTTGAGCGCGTACCCGTATCGCGCGAATTGCGAGGCCGTCTGCGCTATCGCAGAGTCGCTCTGCGTGCGGAGCCTGAACTGTAATCCAGTCATTCCGTGATACCACATCGACGCGTCACCGCTCGCCTCCGTCAGCTGCACAGGTGACTTCCTGCGTGCGTCGAGTTGAGCTGTCATTGCCGCGCTCCTGGCGTTCTCCAGTCGCTCTTTGGCGTTGATTACGCCAATCTCACGTGTTCTCGCCGTGTTGGCGTTGCTCGTCACGTGCACGTCCCTGGCGTTGGCTATCGCAGTGTCGCGAGTCCTGTTCGCGTTGGTGTCGGCAGTTTCGCGCGTCCTCGTCGCGTTCTGTGATACCGTTGCGTGCGTCCTGTCCGCGTTGCCTACCGACATGTCACGCTCACGCCCGGCGTTCCCAACCGACGTGTCGCGTGTCCTGTTGGCGTTGGATATCGCAGTGTCCATGGCTCGCTTGGCATTACCTGACTGCGTGCGCCTAACGTTCTCTGAGTTCGTATTCGCCGTGAGCCTGTTTGCGTCAGACTGCTTGCTCAGCGTCGTGTTGTTTATGTCGCACTGAGACACGTTGTTCTCGTTCATTGACTTCGTGATACTTATATTGTACGAGTTATCGCTGTTCATGACATGTAGGTTCTTTGCCACGGTTGCGTTCGTAACGGCAGAGTTGGCCTGAGTTATTATCGTGGCGTTGGCCATCGAGGTACTTGCCTCTATGCCTCCGGTCACCGCACCTACGATTGTACCCGCCGCCGCCCCTATGCCGCCTACCACTGGGTCACCGGCTCCCATCATGGCGCCTGACATTGCTCCCCTCATGGCAGACGTCGTTACGGTCGATACCGCGTTATTCTCGGTGGTCGCCACTGACGTCTGATTGTTTATGTCAGTTGTGGTGACCATGAGAGTGTTGCTCCAGTCAATCTGAGCGCTTGCCTGGTTGTTCTTCTGTGTGGTCACCAGCATCGAGTTGGTGTTAGCGGTACGCATGCACTGCGCGTTTCCCGCTACCGTCAGGTTTACGTTCTGATATGCGCACTCGATTGAGTTGTCGGCATTGGTCTTCATGGTGGCGGTCGAGTTCTGCGCGTTGGTGTTTGTCGTGGTGGCACCGTCGACTGCGTTGTCGCGGTTCGTGCCCGCCATGGTCTGCGCGTTCGTGTTGTACGTGTCGGCGCTGTTGACCGCGTTAGAGTTTGCGGTGTTGGCGCTGTCCTGCGCGTTCCTGTTCGACGTGTCGTTATCCGCCAGCGAGTTGGCGTTCACCGAGTTCGCCTGCCTGACGGAGTTGCCTTGCGCCGTGTCTGCGCTCGCCCTGTCGTTCGTGTACCCTAGGTTAGCCGTGCGAACCGTCGTGTGGTAGTCCACGAGCGCCTTCCTGCGGGCCTGGTCGATTGACGTACCGTACATGTCGAGGAACCACGCCGTCTCTGTGTCCATGTAGAGCGCGAACGTCGGTATGTCGTACTCGAACGTCAGTCTTCCCCAGTCTCCGTTCGTGACATATTTGTCCAACTCGTCGTTGTTGAGTGACTTCCACTTGTAGCTCTGCGTACCCAGGCCGCCTATGCCAGTGAGAAGTATGCGAAAGTCAAGCACTGGGAACGCCACGGACGTGAGAATTCGCATTCCGATTACTCCCGTGTCCTCTATCCTGACCTCCACAGTCTTCCCGTCGTTGTCCGATACCTCGATACGCGAGTATGGGTAGGTGTAGAGCTTCGCGAACCTGCGCTCGTGCTCATCGAAGTGGAACATGTCACTCGTGAGCCTGTACTCGTCAAGCTTGCGCTCGACGCCCGTGCATCTCCATATCTTATGCCCTAGCATGCTCAACTCGATACCTAGTGTCAACATGGACTCGTCAACGACGAATATCGCCTTTATTGTGCGCAGGAACGCAGGCGACTTTTTGCGCACGTCAGCCAGGAACTCGTTGTCGCTCGCTGGTATCGCGTACACGTCCAGGCCAGTCGGTACCCTCGGGCCTGCCCTGTTTCCCATCGCCACAGGTGCAGTCAACTTGCCATAGTCTCTTCCGTTGCCGTACCCATATCCATTGACCCGCAACTGATAGCCGAACCAGTCCCCTGTGTCCTCGTACGTTGGGGCGCCCCATGTCATGCCCTCCCCGACGGTTCCCATAGAGTTGTTCTGAATCTGCCAGTATCCGCACGTCGAGGCTATGCAAACATACTTGGTGCCAGTTCCGAACGGTATGAATTTTGAGCTTCTCGTTACGTCTCTGTCATCATATGTCACGTCAGGCGCGAGCAGGTAGCGATTGTTTGCTATCGGGTTATTGAGGTATGTGTCAACGTCAGTCACGCTGACTGGCGCGTGACCTCGCTCAAGCATCATGTACTCGATTGAGGTAGTCCCTATGAACTGAGTCCAGACGTCAAGCTCGACGTGGACTATCGTAGTGTTCGGAGCTGAGTATGTCACGTTGTCAACGAAGAGGTACCACCTGCGCACGCCTCCCGCTACCTCATACTGAATCATCTCGTCACTCGACGTGGCTATCGGTATGTCAACGTACATGTAGTTATACATGACCGCCACGTCATATGGAACTGGTAGCTTCACCGTCCCGTCTGGCACCACGCGTGCGTTACTCTTGAGCGTAAGCGTGTGTGTACCTGTTATATTGTCGAACCACGAGTCACGCGCCCTGTCATCCTCGAACCTCACGACGTTGGCGTAGTCGTTGTCCCACAGGACGTTCACTAGATGTACCCTCGTGTCAGGCACCCATCTAGTGTAGTCGAACGTGTTCTTGAGCGCATACGGAGAGGCCATCTCCATATGTGGGAACTTGGTGTCATCCAGTCTTGAGAAGTCCATGTCACCTCCTTATGATTACGGGAGGCGCGAGCGTGGTAGACTCACTCGCGCCTCCCTGCCAGTGTGGTGGTCGTTCCTAATGCTTCGTGACTGTTGCCTTCACCGTGTCGGTGTACTCTGTCGTGTCACCAGACGGGTTGACGTAGGTGGACGTGGTCTTCACGGTTATCACGTCGCCATACTCCAGACTGCGTGACACGTGCAGGACGCCGTACTCGTCAACGCGAGTCGCGGGCGAGTTGACTGCTGTCGTGTTGCCTCCTGCCGTGCGCGTCACCGACACGTCATACGTGGCTGCGTCTGGCGCCACAGTGATTCCGTCAACGTTAGCGGGAGTGAGCGTGCCAGTAAGCTTTGTCGTGATTCCCACCTTGTCCCCCTTGTCGGGAGTCGCGTTCTCTATGGTGGCCTTCATGGCAGTGACCACCTGCTTAACCGTGACGATGGTGGTACCAGCAGCCGTGGTGAAGAGGATGGCGGGCACGAACGGTGACACGCTGTAAACGCCCCAATGGTGCAGGTAGTAGTTCGTTCCCAGCGTCTTCGGGTTGTATTGGGACGTCGTGGTGTACACCGTGTCCTTGCACATGAAGAAGTCCTCGGTCGTGAGGAGCGCAACGGCGTCCGGGATGGGAAACTCGTCAACAGTTATCTGGCGGTAACTGAGTTGCGCCTTGTCGAGTTGGAACACGCCCGCCAAAGTGTCCACGTCCACTGAGGCCTCCACCTCGGGTGTGGTGAACAGCACCAGCTCGCCTGGACTCACGAACACGGGGATGTCGGTGAGCTTACCAGCGTTGTACAGCGTGTTGGGGAACTTGAGCTTCTTCGCGTACATCCTGGCGGCCTTCAGGAACTCCTTGCCAGTCTTCTCGTCTGACGGCGCGCCCGTCAGGTGATGCTTGAAGAAGCCCCAGTTATGCTCGTAATATGCGATGAGTTGCAGCATTATCTTGTACTCATCGTTCTCGTCGGCGTTTATCGGCGACTGTAACAATGCCGACACCAGGCGGTTCAGCCCGTAGTCGCCAGTGAACGCAGTCCTCAGCTCGGTGTCGTTTATCGTGATATCGTAGTGGTCACGCCTGTTCTGAGAATGGTACCACGTCGCGACCTCGGGACGCGCCATCTTGAACACATCCTCGGCGTCATCCACGTACGAGTGTGCGCGAATCCACTTGGGCACTATCTCCTGAATCGTGTCGCCGTACATCAGCTTGCTGCCTTTGAAGACGCGAAGCGGGTTCTTGTACGACTTCTGCTTCACCTCCGTGTATCCGATTCGCATGATGAGCGAGTCTATGAACTGATTCCAGTAGTTGCCGTTCATCGGGTCGAACAAGGCCCTCATGGTGGAGTCTATGCTAGTTTGCGTCGGCTTCGGGATTCGCTGCTGGTAGTCGTTCGTCCCGTTCAGCCATATCTTGTTCAGGATGGTGGCATTGTCAGTTGCCATGTATTGTTACCTTCCTTATCCTAGTCCGTGATGCGTAGGTCGAGCGTGTCAAATGATGGGTCGTTGAATGCCTTCACACCGTCATCGTCCGATGGGTCCGTTTCGTTGGTGTCTATTACGGCGCCAGACTGTAGAAGAACTGACTGTGCGTCAGTGACCTTCTGCAATGAGCCTGTAAGGCGCTGAATCATGTCCTCGATACCATCAAGTCGCGAGTTTATCGACTTGGTGTCTAACGTTGGTTCCGTTACCGAGTTGTCACCTCCCGTGTCATTAGGTGTGTTAGTTCCACTAGCGTCTTCATTTCCACCGATAGGTTCCGTCGCGCCATTCTCGTTACCCTCGTTGTCATCCATAACAATGTCTCCCTTCCTCGACGCGTCTAAAAGAAATGTGGCCATGACAACCGCTATACGGTGCCATGACCACATTATACGTCAGACGGACAATCCGCGCAATCGGTTGAAAGCGCTGACAAGACTACCCGCGCGTGCGCGAAACCCAATTCGTGTCATTCGCACTGCGCGTACTCACGTCATGCGCGGCGCCACCCAACTACCTATATGATAGCACTACTTCCTTTGGTATGCAAAGTGCCTCAGGTACCAATTGGCCTTCTCCAGGTCCTCGTCTCCGCCCTTGTCGTTCGACCTCCATATGTACTTTATCACGTTGCCCTTAATGAAGCCCATCCATTCGGCCTCAGTCAGCGCTAAGCGTATGACGTCTATGCACTCTACTCCACCATGCATGTAATGCTCAGGACTCTCCACGTTCCTGTTCACGTCAGACATTACCTATCACACTCCCTGTCCACTCCCTGATGAACTCGTCTTTCCACTCGTCGTATATCGGCTGCTCCTCTATCCATGCCCTGTCGATACCGCTCCAGTGGTATCCTAGCGAGTCGGCCTCGCCGTAGCCAGTCATGAACAGATATTTCATGGCTGCCTCAGGATTGCTGAAGCATGCGAGCGGTATGCCAAGCCTGTTTATGTCGTACTCCCTGCAATCGTCGTGCATCACTATATATGCGTAGCCCACTATCGTGTGATCAATTCCTCCCTATCGTATTCCGAACAACCTCAACACCTCGCCGAACGCCATCATCAAGTTCTCGCTCTGGTATCTTAGAAGCGAATACGTGTACATGTCCCTCACATAGCCCATCGTCACACCTAGGTTCGTGGCGGCGACGTAGTTTATAGTCATGTCATCACGCGTCAGCGAGTACACCGGTTTCCCCGTGTTGTTGGGTATGCTATCAGTGACGTAGTAGTATCCCTCCCTCTGGTCGTACCATATGCCGAACCTCTCACCGACGTAGACTATGCCAAAGGAGAACTTCGCGTTCTTGGTCTTTGGACTCACGAACGACGTGTCCGCGTGGACAAACAAGTTCCTGCTCGCCACCATTCCGGCCTCGGTGTTTGCCATCATCCTTCCTGCCACCGTGCCACGCGCCTTCTCGACTGCGTATGAGCCAGGATCCACGTAGTGCAGCAGGAACGTCTTGTTGGCGTACCACCTGTAGCCGTACCTCAAGTCAGCGGTGACGTGATAAGCAGCGAAGTACGGATTCGCCAGGTCACACGCGTTACCTAGCAGATAGACTCGCGGTCGTATGCCATCAATGTCGGCACGCTCGCGCGACACGGTGTCAACGAGCTTTGCCAGTGTCCCGTACTCACCTGGCAGGTACTTGTGATACCTATCGGCACGCTCCAATATGGCCTCGTCGAATATCATCCTGCGAACACCGTTGAACGTCACCATCTTCTTTAACTGGCCGTCACTGAGTGCCACGAAGTAACCAGCCTTCCTCCACGTCGGCTTCTTGCCCTCACTCTCAGGCTTCTTCGCTATCCAAGCATATCTTGAATCTGTCTTGAACACGTATCCGTCGAACTCGCTCATCGTCGCAAGCCTGTCATAATAACCGTCAGATACTACACTCAGTGAGTTCTTGAATCGTACGACCTCACAAAAACGTGAGCCGTCACGAATGAAGTCGCGTATACACTGCATTCTTAGTCCGAACGTCTTGCCTATCCCACGAGCACCTATCACCATGGTGACGTCGGCATCATACGATAACGTTCTCTCCCAACCGTAGTATCTTGGCTTGGTTTTCATAGTACGGTAATAGTCCTGATCGAGAAGAAGCCCCTGAAATAATACGAGTACCTACATCTCGACTTGTCACCATAGAATATCCTGTCATTGATACACTTCCAGTCATAAGCGTCAAGCGTGCGAGCTATGCCAACATTGTCTAGTTTCCTGCATTGCGTGTTGTCCAGGCACCAGTCGGCCGCCTCCTCGAACGTGGGAAAGACCTCGTAATCACATACGTCGTTGAACTTCTCCGTCCTTATCTCACCTACGTACAGCCTTATACCATGACCGTTCTCGTCACCTGGCTTGAACCGACTCAGCTCGTATTTCCGCGCCTCGTCTCGTGACAACCTCTTGATTGCGATATCATCGTCGTTCATCAACAGCCCGTTCCAATCAAAGTACTCGCTCATAGCTCAATCCTCCTCACCGCGAAGTATCCCCACAGAAAGAAATCCATCTTACACCTGTCATCCGAATAGAAGTCAACGTTACCATACCTGTTCTTGTCATACGCGGCCAATGACCTAGGCTTGCCGTCAACTGCCCTGGTCCTGAAGTTGGCGTTCTCCATGCACCAGTCCAGCGCGTCCTTGCGCGTCTCGAACAGATTATACTTTATTATGTGACTCTCGTGCATGCTCAGTATCTCCCCAGCGTACAGTATCATGCCTCGACCTCCATTATCATATGTGTATCACCGTCATCGGAGTCAACCGTGACAGTTATGCTACCGCCGTCATAACGTATGTACCTGTAGGCGTCAGCCAAGCTCCTGCCGTATGAGTCGTACAGGTACGCCACGCTTGAGCCATTCGTGGCCTTGTCCGTGTCACCCAGCAACCTGCCAGTCTCGTACAGCGCCTTGGATTGGTGCGCCGTGACGTGACGCGTCGCGCCGATGTAATCCGTCACGTCTGAGTCGTACATGTCAGTCGCGCGTGGTTGGAAGCCCTCCAGCGTGTGCGAAATCGAGTTCGTGACATATGTGTTGTAACCGAGCGTGTTCTTGAGCACGTACTCTATAGGGTATCTTGTGGCCAGTTTGTCTATCACCTTCTCTATGTTCATCTTGTCCACGGGACGCGGCAGACCAGCCGCCGTCACGTGCGCCTTGCCATCCCAACTCACGCGACACTTGTTCCAAAGCTCCACATGGTGCGTGTAGTGGTGTCCCCTATTCTCTATGTCGAAACCTCCTATCCCGCGCAGCGATGAGGCCCTGTCAGGGTACGTCGCTCGTACTCGCCTCATCGTCCTTCTTATGGCCTCATCGCTTGCGTCAGCTATGGGTCGCAACGCATCGTCCAGCATGTCATCACTCACCGAGTCATCACAACTCACCTTCATAGAGTCCGTGTCACCTCCCAATATCCGTACCCTGTCGCCTAGCTCACTTGCCAACAGCTCCATCGAGATTACCATATGCATACGCGAGCCGCCGACAATGCGAAGCCCGTATGTGTACAGCACGCGTAGCGTTGTCTGTTTCTCCGTCTTGTCCACGTAGTTATCGGGCGTCGTCCTCGTCGCGTCATCCACGACAAGCTCACCGTTGACGCATGTGTACGACGGTTTCAGCGTGTCCTGTGCCTGCGTACCGTATATACCGTTGAACATGCCCTTAACAGTTCCCGTGTACCAGCTCTCCAGGAACGACTCGTCACACGTGCCATCTCGTAACGCGTCAGCTATTCCGTCTGGCACTCCATTCAGATTGTATGGATAGGGCGTTCCCTGCCTGTAGTGCTTGCAGATGAACTTTGCCCTGCTCTTCATTTCGAACAACTCGTTGCTCTGTAACGTCACGAAGTCTGGCGGTATGCGGAACTTGCCAGTCGCCTCACCACAGAGTGGCTCCATCTTGTCCCACTCGTATACGCGACTGACGCACCAAAGCTCAAGCTCCGATAGGTTCAGGACACATGCCTTGGCGGAGTACATCTTGCCGAACGCCACTGTGCCGTCCTCCATGGAGTCGTGCCAGTTATGGCTCCGTACCTCGTTCTCCTGGTCTATCGCCCGTGGGTCAAGTCCCACGTCGTTGCCAGGCTTTCTCTCGTGCTTGAACTTGCTCGTGCTGAGCAAGCCTATTCCCATCTTCTCGAACACACTTCCACTTCGCAGTCGTATGTTCGTGAACCTTATACGCGCGTGTATGGCGTTCTCGAACGGTTTCTCGTAATTATCTAGCACATGGCTAAGCGGTGTGTTTATTATCTGGTCGCATATTATTTTTAACTCAATCTCGTTTGCTATCGAGAAGTCCTCAGGTAGCAGCCTTCCGTTGATGAACGTGTGGTGCATGCTGGTAACGTCAAGTGACACGACGTTGTGAACTACCTCTCCCGCCGTCAGCGCGGACGTGAACGTGAAGCCGCCTCGAAAGCACGCCTTGCGCAGCGCGTAAGTGCCGTAGTCATCAGAACGTTGCCGTATGCAGCGCGTTATGAACGCCTTGTCAAGTGACAACCTCTTGCCGTCACTCTTGCCAACGAATATCGTGCCAATCTCACGACGTGCCATCTGACGCACTATTGAGGTCTTTGTTATCACGCGGTTTCCCAAGTCCTCCTGTTTCAGCCACTCGTTGGCCCTGAGCAGGTAACGCAGGTACATAGGTATGACCTGAGTGTCCCTGCCCGCGTAGAACAGCTCATCGTCAGTCAGTGGCGTCTCTGGCGTCCTTATCAATGAGTAGTCCCAGTCACCGACTGCCTTGGGCAGTCCTGCGGTCCTTCCCATTGCCGCCAGTCCGCGCATTTCCAGGTGATACGTATCCCAGAAACGCAGGAGCATGTTGTCCGTGTCCTGCTCGTAAAGGTCCAACGTGTACACGTTGGTGCTTGACTGCGCGTTCACGCGAATGTCGTACGCCAGGTTCAGCAACTCCATGAGCGGTTGCAGGTCGAACATGAGGTTATACGCGCAGATGATGGGAATTCGATTGTCCATTTGGCCAATCTGAATGTACTCCGCTATGCGTTCCATCATCTCTTCCTCGTGGCGATAGAATCGTATGTCATCATTATCTGGTTCATAATTCTTGAGGTCAACGTTCAGCAGGCAGTTGTCTATGAACAGGACTGGGAACGCTCGTGCTGTAGTCTTTCCGTTAGCATGAGTCACAATGTTTGTAGTCTCCGTATCGTAGGAGCACACAATCTCGAACTTACGCCGCTTCACGAGTGCATCTTTACATAGGTGCTTCAACAGGGATATAATTAACCTGCGCGCCCTTACGTGAATTTGGTGAAACGGTGTATTCGTCCTCATTGTCGCTCAACACCTCGTATGCCCAACGTCTCTGTTCGTTCGTGTACATGCTCGGGGATTGTATTATCTCTCGCGCGCGCTCAAGCTCCTGCACCTTGCCGTCGTTCACTATCTTGTCAAAAAGGTCCGCCAGGTTGCGCTCTCCGTAGGCCTCCAATATTGCCTCGTTTCGCTTGTTCGTGGGAACGTCATCCAGATTCCAGGCGCTCATCGTCTCCTTGTAGAAGAGCTGCACCTCGCGCTTGGTGTACATGCCTCCGTGACCGGCACGTCGTATCTCAATCTCCGTGGCCTTGTTTTGCATCCTGTTGGATTGAACGTAGCTGTCGCTTGCCTTGTTGACTGAGCGCAGATAGCTCATTGCGTGCTCAGCCTCAAGCTTCGTGCGCTGTATCTTCTTGCCAGTCTCCTTGGAATACGTGCGCGTCGCGTCAATCGCGTTCTGTATGTTCGAGATACGGCGCTCCAGGAGTTTGCGCGCTCCCTCTGATTTGGTCTTCGCAAGAGACTTTTGCATCGAGTTTATGCGTCTCTGTGCCTTGCGACGCTCGTTGCGCAGGTCGTTGTAGCGTCGTGTGTTCTTGCGTAGAGTTCTCTTTGTTGTCTTTGTCTGTGTCTTCTTGTTTAGCCTGCTGTTCTTGGATTTGGCCATTTGGTGTCACCTCCAATCGGTTGATATGAAGGCGGAGCGGTTGTACTTGTGTCTTATCCGCTCCGCCTGTTTGGTGCCTTGTGTTGTCGCGTGTTACGCAGGTACGATTGTCTTGAGTGTATTGCCGTTAGTCAGCGGTTGCGAGATGCACTTCACGTCCACGGACTCGCCGTTGCGCATGTCCTCTCCCCACAATGCGACGATTACCTTCAGCGAGCGCGTAACGCCGTCGGACTGACTGAAGAGAACGCGTCCGTCTGCCAGTGCGAGGTAGTTGTTCGTGCAAGGCGTGTTGCTCACCGCGCGAGTGCCGGGAGTCGTGATTACTCCCGCAAGTGGAAGTGGTTTGTCCATTTCGTTCTTGAGTGGCGAGCTACCGTTGAGCGCCTTCGCGATTGCGAGCTTTCCTCCCTGAGTTGAGGCGTCAAGAGTGCAGATGTATCCGCTCGGAATATTGAACGCCATGTTATCGTCGTTGTTTGCTACCTGAATCTCGTTGTTCTCTGGCATGGTTTAATTCCCCTTCTCAGTGACTGTCACTTTGTCCGCGTTCTTTACAAACGTATCGATTGGCATTGAGTAGTAACGTATGTCCGTACTTATTTTTTGCACGAGTAGACGCTTTACGCCTAGCTTCTTCTTGCACGCATTGGTCGCTCGTGTCTCGTTGGAGTAGTCGCCTGCAAGGACAACAGTCTTCTTCTCTGTGTTGTTGTCCTTGTTCACGATGATGCACTCACACGTCGTTCTCACAACGTTCCTGCCAATGCGCGTTGACATTCCCATATTTGACTTTTCACCTCACTTATGCTATAGTCTTTATTTGAGCTTACTTGTATACAGCGCTGTCTGGTTTGTCCTCCTCTCTCGTGCGCTGTTATGTAGTATAGCATAATGGAAACGTAGCTTATTCGAGAAATATATATTTGTGTTGTATTTGTGTTGCTAAAATTTCCGTGTTGCTCAGGAGCAAAAGTGGTGAAATCGCGTTTACAATC